AAAACACAAACTCGCTTTTAAAGGAGCTAAGAATCATGGGAAACCTTGCACGGTATACTGCTGCGGACCTACCTGCGCTGATGGAACGCATAAATAGGAATAGCATAGGAATGGATGAATACTTTGATAGGTTGTTTAATCTCCACGAAACAACGAAGAATTATCCACCATTTAATCTAGTCACGGTCAGCAACGTAGAATCAAGACTAGAACTTGCACTTGCAGGATTTAGAAAAGCAGAAGTAAATGTCTACACACAAGACGGAAAACTCTTTGTCGAAGGACAGAAAGAGGATACCGAATCAGAAACCACTTATGTCCACAGAGGAATGGCTCAACGATCTTTCACCAGATCTTGGACATTGGCAGAGGACACGGAAGTTAGATCAGTTGAATTTGAGGATGGGTTGTTAAGTATTGTTCTGGGAAGAATTGTGCCCGAACATCATCAAAAGAAGGTCTGGTTCTAAATAAAGTATATCGTCGTCGCAGACGGAGGGGAAACTGGCCAAATCCAGTTGTAACCCCTCTTTTTTTATGCTATAATATTTTTGAAATCAAATTTTTTCATGAGAGATCTGTCTAACATTCCTCCAGGTCAGACACGGTGTAGTGTTTGTGGGGTATTGAAGGAGAATAGTGAATTCACTTTCTATAAGGATAGATTGACTGCTAATGGTTATCGTTTGATGACCAATACAAATTGCATTTGCTGTCAAAAAATTAGGTCAAAAGAACGTACCGCAATTAAGAAAAAATTTAAAAATATCAAACCTCCAGAATTTGGAACTCCATGTGATTGTTGTGGTAAACCAGTATACAGAAACTGGCAATTAGACCACTGTCACGATACAGGAGAATTTCGTGGATGGTTGTGTAAGCAATGTAACACTGGTTTAGGAAACCTTGGTGATACGTTAGAATCTCTAAAACTTGCTGTAGAATACTTAGAAAGGTCAAAAGAAAATGCAAATCCCGGTCAACTCAATAATCTGTCAAAACAATGTAACATTTTTGAAATCATTGCCTGATGAGTGTATTGATCTTGTAGTTACTTCTCCACCCTATGATGGGTTGCGTGATTATAATGGATATGAATTAGATCTTCATGCTCTTGGAGTAGAACTGCTCAGAGTTTTAAAAGATGGTGGCATCTGTGTGATGGTCATTCAAGATTCTACTAAAGATTTTGCAAAAACTCTTACTTCATTTAGAACTATTGTTGACTGGTGTGACAATATTGGATTCCGTTTATTTGAGTGTAACATCTACCATCGTCAAGGAACTGAAGGTGCATGGTGGAAAAAAAGATTTCGTGTAGACCATGAGTATATGCCTATCTTTTTGAAAGGTAAAAGACCAGCATATTTTAATAAAGAACCTATTAAAATTCCATCAAAGCATGGTGGCAAAACTATGACTGGTGCAAATATTAGAACCAAAGATGGTAGGACAGGATCACGGAAAGTTTTTATTAATCCAACAAAATGTCCTGGTACTGTTATGACATTTGGCAATACTTGTGGTGGTGAAAGTAAATTGAAAAGTCAACATCCAGCAGTATTTCCAAACATGCTTGCATATGATATGATAGAATGTTTTTGCCCTCCTGATGGAATTGTTCTTGACCCATTTAATGGCTCTGGCACTACAACTCTTGCCGCAAAATGTTTAGGTAGGAACTATATCGGTATTGATGTAAGTGAAGAGTATAATCAAATTGCAATTCAAAGATTAAATACCGAAAGTATTAGTAGAAAAGTTATTGAAACTAAGAAAAAAGAAACTGGTTCTCTAGATCAATTTCTTAATGGTTGACGCCCCCTTTTTTTATGCTATAATACTCGGAGAGGTAAACTAAAAATGTCGATTAAGATTGCATTATTGAAATCGGGTGAATCAGTAATTGCTGATATTAAAGAACTGATTTCTGATGAAAAAATTTGTGGATATCTGTTCAAGAATCCTTATATTGTAGATCTTGCATCTAATGAAGAGGTTCTTCTTTTGGAAGAAGGGCAAACTCCACCAGAAGATAGAAATGTAGGAGTTAATTTTACACCTTGGATTTCTCTTACATCAGATAAGGAAATACCTGTAAGATATGACTGGTTAGTTACTGTCGTGACTCCAGTAAAAGAAATTGAAAAACTTTACGAGGAAATGATTAATGGACAAGACGATCAAAGTGATTCTACTGATGAGCAATCAAATTCTGATCAGTCAGATTGAGGAAGTATCAACAGAACTTGGAGAACCTGATTGTAGATTGATTGAACCATTTTTATTGAATCAATCAAGTATCACACTTTCTCCGTGGTTGATTGATTACACTTCTGATAATAAGTATATGATTTCGTCGGATAAGATTCTGACTCTTGCCGATCCAAATTCGGACTTGCTCAAAAACTACTTAGAAAAAATTAACTGATGCGGTTCTACACAAACGTACAAGTAGTTGGAGATAATGTCCTTGTACGTGGATATGAAAATGGAAGGCACTTTGCCACAAGAGAAAAGTTTTATCCAACTCTTTTCGTTCCCTCAAAATCAAATAAAAAAACAGAATACAAAACATTAGAAGGTGATTATGTAGAATCTATTCAACCCGGTGGTATTCGTGATAGTAGAGAATTTATCAAGAAATATGAAGGAGTAGAAGGATTTAAGATTTATGGTAACGAAAGATTTATCTATCAGTATATTTCAGAAATGTATCCTGGTGATGAAATTTTATTTGACACAAACAAAATCAAAATATCAACAATTGATATTGAGGTTTCATCTGAAAATGGATTTCCTGATGTAGAGTCTGCTGCTGAGGAAGTCCTCTTGATTACTATTCAAGATTATACTACAAAGCAAATTCAAACTTGGGGTAAAGGTCCATTTAAACATACTCAGAATAATCTCATTTATAAACAGTTTGAAACTGAAAAAGAACTTTTGAATGATTTTATCAATTGGTGGATGATTGAAGAAAATTGTCCCGAAGTTATTACTGGATGGAATAGTGAGTTTTATGACATGCCTTATTTGGTTCGTCGTATTGACCGTATTCTTGGTGAAAAGTTGATGAAACGTCTTTCTCCTTGGGGACTAGTAACTGAGAAAATGTCCATCAGAGATCATCGTGAAATGATACACTATGATGTTGGTGGTGTTACTCAACTTGACTATTTGACTTTGTATAAAAAGTTTACCTACAAAAAACAAGAGTCTTATCGATTAGATTACATTGCTGATGTAGAACTAGGACAGAAAAAACTTGATCACTCTGAGTTTGAAACATTCAAAGATTTCTATACTAATGGATGGCAGAAGTTTGTAGAATATAATATCATTGACGTGCAACTTGTTGACCGTATGGAAGACAAGATGAAACTGATTGAACTTGCAATTACAATGGCATATGATGCCAAAGTAAACTATAATGATGTATTCACTCAAGTTACGATGTGGGATACTATTATCTACAATTACTTGAAGAATAAAAACATTGTAGTTCCACCAAAGAAAGCAAATAAAAAAGATGGAAAGTATGAGGGTGCTTTTGTAAAACCACCTACTCCAGGTACTTATGATTGGATTGTGTCTTTCGACCTTAATTCACTATATCCACATTTGATTATGCAGTATAATATTTCTCCAGAAACACTCATAGAAAAAAAACATCCAAGTGTTACTAAAGATAAGATTATCAATAAAGAGTTGAATTTTGAGATGTATAAGGACTATGCTGTATGTGCTAATGGTGCTATGTATCGTAAAGACTTCCGTGGGTTTTTGCCAGAACTGATGGATAAGATTTATAAAGATCGTACCGTCTATAAAAAGAAGATGCTTAAGGCAAAGCAAGATTATGAAAAGACTCCAACTAAAGCACTTGAAAAAGAGATTGCCAGATGTAATAATATTCAGATGGCTCGCAAGATTCAACTCAACTCTGCATATGGTGCTATTGGTAATCAATATTTCCGTTACTACAAATTGGACAATGCGGAAGCGATTACGCTTTCTGGTGAAGTCTCTATCCGTTGGATTGAGAATAAACTGAATGATCGTTTAAATAACATTCTTAAATCAAGTGATGTTGATTATGTTATTGCCATGGACACTGACTCCATCTATCTCAATCTTGGTCCTCTTGTAGATAAGTTATTCGAAGGTAAAAATAAAGATCCTCTAAAGATTGTCTCTGTACTTGATAAAATTTGCCAATCAGATTTTGAGAAATACATTGAAAATTCTTACCAAGAACTTTCTGATTATGTGAATGCATATAGTCAGATGATGGTTATGAAACGTGAGAATATTGCTGAACGTGGAGTATGGACAGCAAAGAAAAAATATGCACTTAATGTATGGAATAGTGAAGGTGTTCAATATTCGGAACCAAAACTAAAGATTATGGGTCTTGAGGCAATTAAGTCTTCTACTCCTGCTCCATGTCGTGATATGATTAAAGATGCAGTTAGAATTATTTTGACCGGAACCAATGATGAAATTATTCAATACATTGAGGAGTGTAGGCAAAAATTTAATACTTTACCTGTAGAATATATTTCTTTCCCTCGTGGTGTGAGTGATGTAAATAAGTATAAATCTTACTCAAATATTTACATTAAAGGAACACCATGTCATACTAAAGGATGTCTTTTATTCAATCATTATATCAAAGAAAAAAAACTAACACATAAATATTCACTTATTCAGAATGGGGAGAAAATAAAATATACTTATTTAAAAACTCCCAATATATTTGGAGAAGAAGTTATTGCTTTTATTCAAGATTTTCCCAAAGAACTTGGAGTTAAAGCTGACTACGATATGCAGTTCGAAAAAGCATTTTTGAAACCTGTAACTAGTATTCTAGACATAATAGGATGGGATGCTGAGAAGAAAATAACACTTGATTCATTCTTCGTTTAATGCTAAACTTATACTCTATTATTGATTCATATGGATTTTTTAAAAGACATCGTAAAGGAAATCGGAGATGACTTTACCAAACTGGCAGCAGACATTGACGAAACTGAAACATACGTTGACACTGGTTC